AGATTGCTGTAATATTCGCACCCATTTGAGGACATACTAATATAGTATCAGGTAATCCGTTCTCATCGTGGTCACCACCTTCACCACATATAAAGAATGAACCACTCTTGGCTGGGTGGAAAGATTTCCACCCATCAGGTTGTGTGTGGAACCAAATCTTAGTCAGTTTTTTGAAGAGATTGTATTCTTCATCAGTGATTTCTTTCATCGTGCACCCTTCTCCAGTTTAACATCATTCATAGTCGCTTTGCCTTGTACCAATTGATATGATCGTTCCAGTTATTGAACTCACCTCGAATCGGGCAGAAGAACTGCCCATTATAGGGCGATTTGGTTGTGTCCTTATAGGACAGGTTTAACTCAGTTTGTCTCATTACATTCCTTAAAAATTAAAAAATTATATATAATTCCAACTTAACACGGTGATATAATGTCTCTTCTTCAAACAATGGTACTAGAAAAGTACCAGCCCGTCTCAGGAAAAACTTATTATCTTTATCGTTCTTTTAGCGGTAAACTTTTTGTCAGTGACAATATTTTAATCGCCGGTGAAAAAATTGGTAGTTATGTTTGGACCTCTTCGCGAGGCTGACCTTTATACCATTCTATTACAGTTGATACTCGGAATGATCGCCAGGCTTCAACGTCTGTGGCCCACACAACAAAATTATCGTTAGTAGCCACCTGCTCCAGAATCTCGGGCACATTATGATTAGACAACTCCGGATTTAATGTGCAAGGCATTACCCTCTTACCACCGTCATTAATCTTCATGAACTCTACCGTAACAACACCATTCTTTAACTCTTCAAGAAACTCTGCTTTCTTTTCCATTACTCTGCTATCTCCACTATAGGTTGTACAACACTAACACCACCGATCAGATCAGATGATATAAGATCATTCAAATGATTTTTCTTACCGCGTGTCCATTTAAGACCAACATAGGCACGATACTGTTGTGTCGCAGTAACCAACACGGATTTGTTCCACTCTTCATAACCAACAGGAGCCACTTGCGTGACCACGTTCCTTACAAGAGAATCGGTAGACATTTCAACAGAATCACTAGACTCACTTCCTAGTTCAGCCACTTTATAGTCAGTTTCTTTATTGATTTGCCCCGCAATCTGATCCGCAAGATCTGCTTTCGCAATGATCATTGCCTTTTCAATTGCTAATTGTAGATTGGATGATACGGCTGTACCTACACCATAAATGTAACGGTATTTGTTTTTCCTATCTAACAAGCCACGAGACTCTTCGCTTTTGATGTACCACTCAGGGATCTGTGTCAGCATTGCACTGTCAGAACCTTCTTGCTTCACTTTGTATGTTGAACTGCAACTGCTTGCTAACAACATTGCCACGATTAATAACGACTTCATTATATCCTCACTTTGCTAACGCTATAATTACTCCTAACAGTCCCACGTCAACAAGTTGGACTTTCACATAATCATTAAAATTATGCTTGGGATCAAACTTGTTACTGTCTTTGGTTTCTTCTTTACACTTTCTTACTTTGGTTTCACTAACCATCACGCCGTTCTCAAATACTTGAGTGACTTCGTAATGACATTCGGTTTCTTGTGTCTCTGCGGCTACACACTGTACAGCCAAAAGACACAGAAAAATAGCAGACAAAATCATGATGAGTTTTCTTCTTCCAGAATTCATGGTTATTTCCCCTGGTAAATCTTCTGTAGATGGTCCTCAAACTCCTCAACTTTCGCAAGACGATTAGGCCAGTAAATGTAATCCTTCTCCGGATTTGCTTTCAGATTATTCAGCAAAGGTTGTACTGCATTGAACAATTCCACCAATCGGTCATGTGTTTCCAGATGTCCTTCTGCTTGTTCTTTCGCTGTCTGAACTACCTCTAGTTCTTCTTCAGTGACAGCAGTAAAACCAAAATCAAAAATGTCTTCACTCATCTTCAGTCTCCAGGGTGAAAGTAAAAGTATCGGGAGTGTACTCAGTAGGATTACACATCCAGTTCATCACAGACTCGCGCAGATCTTCGCTTGCTTTTTCTTCTTCCATGTCCAAACGAAACTGGCGATAGGCAACAAAGTCTAGTATGTTATCCACAGAGAGGTGCTCCTTTTACACGATTTACTCTATCCCATTCGTCGGGCGACACATCGTTCAATCGAGAAGATTGATGGTGAGCGGGTGCTGAGATACGTCCATTAAATCCATCGCGAGCATCATAATCATCAGAATGATCCCAGTGTTTGTTATGCTCTTGATCATGAATGTCTAACTGGATCAGAGCATAGTGCAGAATCTTCATGATGTCTTTACGAGCATCAGCAGGAGTTCCCTTGTTACCATATCGCTTGGCATACTTGATTACATTACCCAAGCAAAAACCAGTACCATGCCCACTATCAATAATAACATCCGTGGCTTGATACTTGTCGGTTGCGTAATGTTGATCGTAGGTTTTATCAACATAAGTTTTTAACTCTTCGATTAGTTTGTCTTCGTTAAACTTGTATTGCATTAACTCTTCTCCTTAAATCACTAGTCGAGAATCTGTGGTCTCGTTTATTAAAATGTATTTCAATGCCTCGACTGGCACAAATTGCTCTACCCGTAAATTTGGCGTCTTTGTATTCTTCACCAATTATTCTAACATTAATTTCGTACATTGTCAAGATGTCTTCAAGATCTTGTTCAGTGACATAGGGTATGATTTCATCTACGTATTTAATAGCATTCAACTGAGCATATCTTTCAACAACAGTCTGAATAGGTTTATTCTTCTCGGGTCGGTCAATAGTTGGATCAACCTGTAACCCACATATCAGATAGTCACACTGATTCTTGGCTTCACGGAGCATAGCACAATGCCCCGCATGGAGAAGATCAAAGGCACTAGCCGTAAATCCTACTATCATAATCTATTACCAGTTGTGAACAACGTTTGCCATAATAAAAAAACAAGTCATGAAGTTTACACCTACTATCAGAGTTCTGACTACAGTGATGTAAATGTCATAGGGTTCTGTCTTATCGTCGGAGTAACCGCCAAGCGAATACTGCCATATCTTACCAATTTTAGTTAAGAGTTTCTTCACTGCCGTCGTCATAGGTGACGACGATCTCACCTTCTTCGTTGATTTCAATTTCTTTTGCATCAAATGCTTGTAGAATAGTACCCCAAACGTGGAGTATTCCCTCTTCTTTACCAAAGAACTTTCCTGCGTAATAACAGGCAGCCATTAAACCAACCGCGATAACTGTGTGTAGATATGGGTCCATGCGAATCTCCTAATTGAATCGTATTCCTTTGAGTTTTTCGCCTGCTCTGGTCTTTTCAAAAACTGGAATATCATCCTCTTCTTTGGTCAAGGTCTGTTCTTCCTGCTTTACGTCAAACAATCGCATCTTTGATCTGTCTACACCAACAACAAATCGCTTGTTAGCACTGGGATCATTGTAACGATTCTTCAACTGTTTCACCATGATCTGACCTAACTTGTCCATCTCTTCATTAGAGACAAGAGCAAACATTAAATCCGCTGTCGCCGGCAAGCCAAACGATTCAGATGTATCCTCTAAGCCAGGATCTGAGTTACCGTAACCAGATCTGGTGGTCTGTGTCGCTGAGAAAATAGGTAAATTGAACTCAACAGCAAGACCTCGCATCTCTTCTGCAATAGACTTGATGTAAGTGTATGAATTAATAGCACCGCCCATACTCTTCATTCTTGCGCTTGCACATATATTTAGATAGTCTATAAAGATAATTTCGGGTACAAACTTTCTTTTTAACTTTAATTCGTTCAATAATGCACGAAAGTGACCAGTATGAGCCGCACCAGTTGGATACTCTTTGATGATCAGTTTGCCTTGAGTGCTGGATGCAATCTTACCTACACGATCTTTGAACATCTTTTCTGACATATGGTCAAGTTGATCAATGGGCACGTTCATCAAGTTCGCATCAATACGTTCAGCAATGCGCTCCTCTGCCATCTCCAGGGTGATGTATAGGACGTTGCGACCTTGAGAAAGTGCATTGGCGGCGACATGACACATGAACAATGATTTACCTACACCCGTACCTGCCAGCGCAATATTCAGCGTCTTGTTGGGCAAACCACCTTTTGTTATGGTGTTAAGGTACTCTAGGTCAAAAGGAATACGTTCTTCCTGTTCATGATAAAAGGCGTAACGCTCATCAACATTCTCAAGGTAGTCATGACCAACGTTGGTGTCAAAGCACACCGCCAATGCATTCTGTAGAATATCGGGCAATGCGTCTTTGGTTGCAGACTCGTGTTTGCCATCAATAATCTGTATGGATTCCATAATAGCAAGATAGACCGCTCTATCTTGGCACCACTTCTCTGTGGTGTCTAACAACCACTCTTCATTCTCTTCTTTCTTCTCAAAGATAGCAGGTAGAATGTCAAGGGCATGGGTATATGTTTGTTCTGTAAATTTATTAGACTGATCTATTTCAATCTTGAAAGCATCCAGTGAGGGTAGTTTGTTATACTTCTGAACAAACTTAATCACCTCACCGAACAATGATCTGTAAACACCCTCAAAGAAATCAGGTCTGATGAATGGTATGACTTTACGCATATACTTTTCATCAGTAAGCATGTTTCTCAGGATAGTTTGTTCAAGATCTATTTTCAACTTCATCTCCGTATTGTAGTGATCCGTCTTCGGCGGCATCTGCTAGAATGGCTTCAAGGACATCACCTACATGATTTTGTAGATCAACGTTCTCTTCAGTTAAATCGCCATCAGGTGTAGATTCTATCACAAAATTAAAGTTAAGGCAACCATTATCTCCATCAAAGGCAATATTACCATATCGTATAACGGTCTCCGGATAATCACCCGTGATGAGTCTTACGTCCCATGCTTGTTTGCCGCTTCCTTCGACAGGGACAAGATCATAATCTAAACCTTCTTTCACTGTTCCCCCTCTACCTCGATACCAAGGTCGACCGTTTCAGATCCTACAGAGAATGCTTTGGTAACATACTCTTGGAAACTTTCTTGAGCCAGAATAGGTGCCCAAAAATCTCGATCAAGATCAGCAAGACGATACTTCTTCTCTTCACCTACTTTCTGATACCAACCGTTAGATGGTTTAACAACATCACCACTCGCCATTGCAACATCAAGTAAGCCAGACATCTCATCGATACCACCTTCCCACGAGACAGTGATGGGGATCTTAGACTGCTCTTTGACAAAGCGAGACTTCTCAACCTTGATGACAAAATCATAACCCATGACTTCGGTACCAGTCTTGTTCTGTCTACGACCAATGATCCAGATGTTGTTTGCTGAGTAGTAAATACCAGTACCACCACCAACAATATCTTTCGGATACAATCCAATCTCTTTGTACGTGTGATTGATTGCAAGCAAAGGAATGTTCTTCATTGCAAGATAAGGTGTGGTCATACGGAACAAACCTTTCAGTGCTTTTGCTCGTGACATATCAGCAACAGACTTTTCGTTCTTGGCATCTTCGAGTTCTTTCTTAGATGCTAGGTTACCAATGGAGTCAATCACAATGATCACATCATCTTCTTTATCCATGTCCTCTAACTGAGCAATGAGATCAAACTTCAACTCTTCTACGTCCATGATAGGAACGTGAAGCACACGAGAGGTGTCGATACCAAACGCATCGAAGTATGATTGCGGCGAACCAAACTCAGAATCATAGAACAACATCACAGCGTCAGGTTTCGCATTCAGATATGCGGCTGCCATCTTGAGTGCAAACGAGGTCTTGAAGTGTTTTGATGGACCAGCCAGTACAGTAAGACCTGATGTGATACCACCATCCAGAGACCCAGACAGTGCAACATTCATCATAGGCACATCAGTCTGCACCACTTCTTTCTCTTGAAAGAACTCAGATTTATCCATCTGTGAAGTCAGTTTAATCTTTGAATTCTTTTTTAGTTTCGCCATTAACGACATACTATTTCCTTTAATTGGTTATAACCACCGATGGGTTTGCCATCAATTTTTATTTGCGGGAAAGTGGTAGCACCTACAAACTCAGACAATATCTCATCCTTGGTGAAGTCAACATTGTATTGTTTGTAGGTGAACTCTATCTCCTGTTCTTCACAGAGGTGCTTTGCGGCATCACAGAACGCACACTCTGATTTACCCCAGATCTCAACGATCATTTAATGTTGCGAATATTAAAACACTCATCAAGAACCGAAAGACGGTCTGTCATACCAATGAGCATTCGCACATCATTATTTGCATATTCACCGCCATACGAGCGGGCTTCTTTTATTGAGACCTCAGAGTCTAAACCCGCTTTGATAAACGTAGGAATAGACAATGACGTATCTTGCAACACATCGCTAGCCTCAACAAGGCGACGAACCTTAGTGGGGTTTGCACCTTCACAATCAATAATTGTCTGATACATCTGATTAAAGAAAGTTTGCTTGACCGCTTTAAAGCCAACAATAGCCAGTTTTGCATACACGATTTCATGGTGTGTGCCAACCAGAACTTTCTTTGCACCCGCGATAGTATTGTTCATGACAATATTGGTGTGTGCTTCAACCGTCTTCTCATCACCGCCAATCATGAGCGTGTCACCGTTCAGAACTTCAAGTGCAGTCTCAGCCACTTCAGGTGAATAGATAACTTTACCTAAGAACCATTGTGGGTCAGTAGCACCTAGAATTCTGTCTAGAGTCTCGTGTGTGATTGTAGTCTTGAGACATACACCAGCGTCAGACTCTTTATGGATCCGAGAAAAGATATCCAACAACTCAGCATCATCTGCGGTGTTGTTTTTCAGCAAAGGCACCTCTTCGCAGATATAGACGATGTTAGTGGCTTTGAGAATTTCTTCCATGTCGCCTTGTACAACGTCTACAAGATTTTTGTCAAACGATGCACGAGTGGCATCTGCTAGGTAGTTGTCACCAATAATGCCAACTCTCAGTTTACCTGCGGGTTGTGATGCACCTTGTTGTGGTGGTGCCGCTTCATCTGTCATGCTGTTCCATGACTGCGACTCAGCCGCGGTGGGTGGTGGTTTTATCTCGCTCATATTTTACTCCTATGAATTTTTATATGCATATTCTACAGCACGATCTGCTTCAACTTCAAGTGGTCTGTTATCATACCACATTCCATTGTCTTTGTCAAGTTGCCGACAAAGATCCGCAACTTGTTTGGCTGTTATGGGGTATCCTCTCTTGATTGCATTGCCAGCAGTAGCGATCATGATCTGATACATTTTGTGATACCATCCAGTACCAGTTATTGCTTGGTATTCCATCGCTAGTTGTCTAGGGAAAAATGGACAGTCGCGATAGTCTGTCCACACTAGATTGGTTTCTGTCATCTGATTTTTACGATGCTGAATCACAGCGGCTGCCATCTCAGGCGGTAGTCTATCAAGAAATGAATTGCCCGATGATGGTGGTCTGTAACTCCATTGAGACATTATATAGTCTGGGTCTACTTCTTCACCTTCATTCTCAAAAGTGAAATTGAATGCTTCAGGATATTGCGCAGGAACATAATACATTCGTGATAGATCTTTAGTCTGCTTGTCGCCAATATCTTGTAACTGTTTATTGAAAGCATACCAGAAATGTGGTATCTCATCTTTATCTAACTCGCGAGTCAATGGAAAGACAAGACGAAACTTAGGATTTATGGGCGTACTTGATGCTGTAGAATAACAAAACCATCGGTACTTGCCACAGATTTCTTGCAGATTGTGTCTAAGGTCTCCGGTGTGAATATCAAAATCATCCACATCAACAGCACACCAACGAGACCAACCGCTAACATTCCGATTAGAGCGCGTACTGTCTTTGACATACAAAGCAGGACTAAGCAAAGCAGAAGAATTATTGCCACCTTTGACTCCTGGTTCTTGTGATAGTTTAGTGAGAAATTTAGTAAATGCAGACCATGAACTCAGCGTCATTTGACGATGTGTTTTATTATCATACGTATTTGTGAAGATAGTAATCTGATACATGAGACTATTATAATGTATTTTCAGTCAGATGTCAACCGAAAAATGCTTCTAGTGTGGCACGTGGTTCAGCAGACCAGCCAACCGCATCTAGAATGGGATTCAAAGGATCCACAAATGCTTTGTTAAACATTGTGTTATAATCTATCTGAGGTTGAAGACCTAATTCTTTAGGCAACACGCCGGGAAATGAAATGACATTCTCGTTTATACGGTTAGGCACCTTGAGGTATACGAACTTGATTTTCTCGCCGTTCTGTATCTTCTCATACTTATCAGACAGACCTTGTTTCTTGATGTGGTGATTATATAGCAAGGCTCCACGAGAGTGGATAGGTGTGCCCTTGCCGTAAATACTAGTTCGGTCAGAATACTTATCTACGTTGGTTACACCACGAGGGAAGGCAATCGCTTCGGGTGGTAGCGTAGAGAATTCTTTTTTGAATTCACGAATAAATTTCTGAGTGTCATCTTCGGTGCCCTCAATCAATACACGAAACACCTGCTTGAATCTATCGCGCACAATCTCGGGTGTGCTGGACTTAATCGCTTCAATACCCATCATCTTGAGTTTAGGTTCAGCGTATTGCACACCCTCGCTGTTATGAACGTTAAGGATGTATCGCTTCTTTGCCATCCAGATACCACGATCAGCGATGACCTCACGCTTCATGATCATGCGATTCTCATAGGCATTTGTCTCGTTCGCCAGAATTTCATAGCCATCAGCAATGATCTTTTCAAAATGCCCGCACACTTTATCAAGAAAGTTTACGGGATTGGCAGGTGTGTGTAGATTGACAAGCGATGACATATTGATGTACACAGAGTCAGTGTCAATCGCAATGACATAATCTTCTTTGGTGCCAAGGATGTTCTGCATCTCAGTATTCACAGAGACTTCAGCATTCTTAATCGCTCGCTGACCACTAGTCGTGACAGCCTCTGCAATCTGTAAATCAAAGTATCTGAACCACTGATTCGCCATTGCGCCATAGAGTGAGTTCATCAGAATCTTTACCGCCATCTGTTGATTGTCAAAGATGGTGATATCATTTGCTAGTTTCTTTGTGGGTGCTTCAGCATACTTCTTTTGTGCGTCAATCATCTTAGTCTTGGCTTCTACACGATCACCATAGAACTGCTTGATTACCTTTGGAATAATACCCTCAATGTCTTTGCGATATTTGGTGCCGTTCGCCGCTTGTGCAAAGTCTCCATCATCACCGTCAATCCATGAGAGAGTCTCGGGTGACATATTGTATTGTACAATAATATTAGGATACAGGCTGTTCAAGTCAAACGAGGTAACCCAATCATGTGCACCAACTACAGGATCTTTTACATAGCCACCGACAATAGAACCTTTTGCTTTGTTCTGCTTGGGCGGTACAACAATGTCTTGCTTGAGTAAAGCATTAAAGATAACAGCATCCCATATCGTAGTAGTGCCGAAGGTGTCAGAGTAATTGGTCTTGGCTTTGTACGCCATGGTTAGCGCCAACGTAATAAGACCCATCTTCTCTTCTAGTTTATCCACCAACTCTACGTCTTTGATGTTGTAGTCAATGAACTTTTGATAGTCATTCTTATAGAGCGTGTGGAGATTGCCGTGTTCTTCGTAGGAGAGTTTCTTCTCGCCAAGTATTGAGTATGCAATGTGATCCAGTTTGTACGACTCTTGCTCGCCGTAGGTAAGTTTACCAAACTTCTGAAACAAATCATAGTAGTCTAGTTGAGATATACCCTCAAGATCATACGCGATGGCATCTTGACCCATCTTGGTGTGAATCTTTCGTTGTCTAATCAGACCCCATGGTGATAACTTCTTGGCTTCGTCTTCGCCCATCAGCCGAGTGATACGATTAGCGAGATAAGGAATGTCAAACTGTTTAGTGTTCCAACCAGTTACAATATCAGGACAGGTAGACTTAGATGACCACCAACCAAGAAACGATTGAAGAAGATTTTTCTCAGTCTCACAATAGAAATACTTGACCGCCTTATCGCTGAGGCTGACATCATAAGGTTGTGAACCCCAAACATAATATACATTAGTTATGTTATTCTTACATGTGATAGCAGTGACTTCATGAAGGGCGTCTTCAGGAAAGGGAAAGCCTTCGTCAGATGCTACCTCAATATCAATAGTGGTCACATTAATACGTTCACGTTCAAAGGTGATGTCGCGAGGAAAAGTAGTGCCAATAAATTGGAGCACGAAGTTGGACATACCGCTCACAGGATAGTTGGGCACATCTTCGTACTGCTTGATGAAATCCGATGCCTCTCGCATGTCATTGAACTCTATAGGTGACACATTGCCGCCATATAGACTCGTGAATTTAGAGGCTGTACCCTTGGGTGTGGGTACGAACAGGTTGGGTTTATATCTTATCTTCTTTTGGACTCGCTCGCCATTTTCATAGCCGCGATAGAGAAGATTGACGCCATATCGGGTAACATTGGTATAATATTTCATTCAGTAAGTATACTGTATTCCTTAGTCGTTGTCAAGTGATATCCACTCAAAATCTGGATGTTTTTCGCGTCTGTACATGGTCGTCATATCATACTTACCGTTTCGCATGGACTTGGGTCGGTCGGTGACAGTGCCACCATACTTTTCGTCTACGATTTGAGTACAAGGCGCATGAAGAACAACCGAAGGATCTGTATGCGCTTGACTTGCATTTGCGCCTATACCCATGAGATTAATCCAACGAGGATCCTTTCGGCGACTCATCGGCCAGTATATCACATTGTTTTTTACTTTAGCAACCCTGCAATATGTATCTGTTGCGGAGTGAAGACACGACATAGGACCTCTTGAATTACTGCCTCGGTCTCTTACCAAGTTCAACCACTGCTGTGCTACGCCTTGCTGACAAGTCCATATTTCCATTGCTGTACCCAGAACAATCGTCGGCATTTGTTTCCACTTAGTCATAACCATTCTAAAAGTGTCAACGTGCTTTGGACGGAGATAAGCATCATGTTCCATTACCCAAAATCTTTCGCCCGATGCTATTCTATTTACCATTCTATATGCGGAATGAAACGATCCCATTTCTTGAGGTGATCTACTGTCAGAACTGATATAGTCTAACTCAGGTAGAAGGGTGTCAGGCGTGACGCACTGAACGACATGTATTTGGAATATATCTTCAACGGGTTTGAAAGACTCAAGAGCGCGGTCTTTATATCTGACAGCCAAAGGATTGTTCAGATCCACCTGCATGTAGGCTTGAATCATCTCCAGAACTCATCGTCCGTTTGCATTCCAAATAATTCTTCAAAGTGAAAGGGAGTATTCTTTAACATCCAACATGCGATTCTGATCTTAGCATTGATCTTAAACTTCTCATAATTTGCACTTCCTTTCTCTAACCAATTCGTAAGATCACGAGAGACATCACCAATAGTAAAACAAGTGATCTCACTGTGTTTGATCTTGTACCGCTCGGTGGTATATCCGTTCTCTTTGAGATACTCATTAAAACAATCAATTGCACCATGAACTAAGGTAGTGTCATGAAAGAGAATGCAGCCTGTTTCTTTCAGGTGTTTAAGTGCATTCATGGCATCACGAAACGCCGCCGCGTTTGTATGCTCGGCATCTATAAAGATAATATCGTACTTGGTTGTTACTGGCAGATAGGCGAGATCACCTTGAAACGTCTCCATCTTATCAACAGGCACTTGCCAGTGTTCTAGAAGTTCATATACCTTTTCAAACGATGGGCTACCATTGTGTCCAACACCACGAATGTGGTCTTTATTTCGTTCATCAGGATAGGACTCAGGATATAGATCCAAAGCCATCAGATATTTGAGATTAGGATTTAACAGTTGATAGGGTAAACTCTGACCGTAGTAAGTGCCGACTTCTAGCCAGTTGTAATCTTTGAAATAGTGACCCAAGGCGATCATGAAATTAACATCTCCTTGCATCATCATACCGTTGTCTTCAGGATTATTAATATCAAATTGTTTAGGCATAGTATTCTCTCATAAATTAGTCCGACATTTTTAAGCGACTCGTTCCGTAGAGTCCAAGAACGTCGGCAAACTTGTATACGTTGTTACAACATATAGTTAACGAATGGTCCATAACCTATGCTATACGTGGGGGTATAGAAGAATGGTCCTACCATTCCTCCAATGATTAAAAATGCGAACAGGGTAATCCCTGCAACGTTCTTTGCTTTCTTAATCATTATATAGACACCAAACTTACCACAATAATAAATGGTGCTACTGCTAAAATAGAGAGCAATTGCAGGGTTGCAATTACGCTCTCTCGGTTTTCATATAACGTTTTCATTACTTCTCCTCTTTTGCCGATACAACATAACCTGCTTCTTCCCACTCTGCGAGTGTTCTGCACTTAGTTCTTGCGATGGTAGTCATACCAACATGTTGAACCTTTACTCGTGCACAGAATTTGCCATCTCCACGTTCAGTTGCAGTGTATGACTCTTCTGCCATAACTGGTGCTGAACTTAAAGATGCCGCTAAGATTACGCCACTACAAGCGGCGAGGATAGTGTTTTTAGTTTTCATTTATAAGTGTCCTTATTGAGAATTAATTTGTATTTTTCTCGGACGCTTCTCTTCGGGTAGTTCCACTCTGAGTTTAATCACTAGTAGTCCATTGACGAATTCGGCTCCATCAACGACAACGTGGTCTGCGAGTCGAAATGTTTCCACGAATTTCTTCGTAGTAATCCCTTTGTGAAGATACTCTCTTGTATCCTCTTCTGGGTTTCCCGAAATAACTAGAACTCCAGGCTTTGCCTCGATATCTAGATCTTTCTTAGCATAACCACCTAAAGCAAACTCCATGGCGTAATCCGTGTCAGAATATTTGATAATATTGTGACGAGGAAAACCCTTCTCGTTGGCACCTAGTGCGGTTAGTTTTTCTATCTCATCCCATACATGGTCGAAACCAATGAAACGAGAGTGGGGGAACGAAAACACCTTTGTTCGTGTATTAACCATTGCTATCTCCTTATTAATTTAAGCAAGATTGTTGTCTATCCTCCAGACAATTCTGCGAGGACAGTAATATATATAACACAAATTATCCTAAGAGTCAAGAAATTTTTACATCATCAAATTCCGGTAGATCGTTATGAATAGGAGTCGCCATAGGATGAAGTTCGGGTATCAATTTGAATGGCGTTGATACGTCCATCTTTTCACTCAGTATCTTGTACTGTTCAGAATCTTTTCTTATGTAATGACACAACATCATCAACTGCCAACCTGCGGGTTGTTCTCTTCTGCCATGCTCCATGTTCACACCGTCATAGACCAGACCATAGCCTACGGGTATATCATAGTCAACACCCTCTATTTTCAGCGGCGTAGGCTTTTCTAGTCCACCACCAAATCCACATGTGATGCTGGCTGAGATTTGACAGTGATGATAGTCTTTATGGTCGTATAGGATATATCCAGGTCCCATCACTCGCCAGAACACCGTCGTAGGATACAGGTCAAAGCCACAAGTTTCTTCCATTATCTTGTGCTTTGCCAGACCCCATTCAAGAATCCATGGTTCACGATTGCCTTGACATTTCTGTTTTGAGGCTGGATCCAAGTTCACATAATTAGGATTGCTAGCCATGACTTGGAGTTCGTCAATATACTTTGCGAGAAATTGACATGCCCATTCACATTCTTGTTCAGTAGCAATTGGAATTACTTGAGATTTCATACGTATGTGCTAGGGTCTGGGTCTTGTTCTACACCAAAAGAAAAGGTAAGTCTTGATGAAGATGTTGTAATTTCATGATGTGTGCCACGTGGTATGAAAACCCAGTCGCCCGGTGAGAAGAGAATAGGATTTTCAGCGAAGTTAGTCTTCTCAACCTTGAGTTCAATATTACCTAGCCCTTGCACCAGAATCACGTCCATGCCATCTTTGTGCCAAGGGTAACTAAAGTTTTGTGAACCCATGCCAAGGAAAGAGATGCACGTATTGTGATTCTTAGGAAATAACTCGTTCATCTCTGCTATGAGTTCATGACCGAACTTAGGAAAACTACCACGTGTGTGAGAGGCGTTCAGAGAAACTCTGTACTTGCCTTCATTCATGTCCAGTAGTTTTTCGGGATGAGTGTCTAGAAACTGTATTGCTTCTGACCAGCCATAGTTAAATCTGACATGTCCAAAAAAAGGTGTCTTTGATCTGATCTGGTCTAGATGATCAAGAAGTCCAATCACTTATTGCCTATATTATATTTGGGACACAATTCCCAATCATTCTTTTCTTTATGTGAGATGATCTTGATCTGTCTCAATGGAGCACACTCATTCACTTGTGTCTTATCTAAAATCTGAATCAGACCCCAATCAGACAACAACTGAGTAATACTGTTGCGTCTCAGAATGTCATTCTCTTCTAGATTTGATTTCTTACCATCTAGCAAGAATAACTCTTTGAAGTGTACAATGAAGTATCTGCCTTGCTTGTGTAGAATATGGCATGACTGAAACAATTTGTTTTCTTTTCGGCTAGCCACACCCATACGAGTCAAAGTCTCACGTACCTTCAAAAAGTCGTCAGGCTCGTTGAGTGTGACTTCAAGCATCTGCGCCGGCGACCATAGTTTATTTTCTTCCACCTTTACTAATCCTTATTCTTATATCGTTAAGGTTGTCGGAGGAGAGTATAGTTAACGCTTGCTTTGCTTTATCATTGCTATAACCATAATACTCTTTTACAACATCCAAATCACTGACGATCTCAGGCTTAATCCACTTAGAGAATCGCTTACGTTTTCTTACAATATTTATAAGAAAATCAAATTGAAGTTTGTTATCAAGAATATGATATTGGTTCATAGCATTTGCAACCGCCACAGTGTCTTGAAAATAAGACAGCGAACGATTTGTCATGTACGGCAAATATGCTTTCTCTGACTCCTCGTCCACTATCATATTTTTCTTACTGTAGTTTATGGCGGTGACATAATCAAATGGGCTACTCATTTGAACTCCACACCAGCCATAATCTCTGTCATACAAGCAACCACGTTTAACTCGTGATCTGCCACAAACGCGGCTTTGTATTGATACTCTGCAAGAATAAGCACCAGTTGCGGTATGCTCTGTTGCTCTACTCGCTCATTCATACTGTCGTATAGAGATCTGAATATGGCAGAGGTATCAACATCAACGTTGTTTGCAACCCAACCTCGCATTGTCTTGAAGTTCTTACCCTTCAGTGCGTCAAACAAAACATCATAGTTGTGTGCAGAGACACCTGTGGTGATTTGAACACCACCCATGGTAGCGCGTTGAAGTTCATTAATGACTCGCCGCCAGTCGGGGGCGTATCGCATAATGAGTTCAGCAATGCCTTGCTTTGAAACACCATTGACAGGAGAACCTTCTTCTTTCAGAATATACAACACTCGTTGCATCATCTGCTCGCATAAGGCTTGCATGTCTTTCTTAGATGTATTGAATTCATATACGCCACACCGTGAGTGGAGTGGTTCAATGATTCTGTTCTTGAAGTTACAGGTTAGAATGAATCGGCAGTTATCTGAAAACTCTTCAATGAACCCACGCAATGCAGGTTGTGTTGACTGAGGATTCAGATAGTCTGCCTCATCAAGTATGACAATTTTGTAGCCACCCTGTAATGAAACGGTAGATGCAAATCGCTTGATCTTACCGCGAAGGGTGTCAATGTTCCCTTCTTCAGATCCGTTTACTACAATGTAATCAAATCCTAGTTCATTACAGATCGCCTTGGCTACAGTTGTTTTACCTAAGCCGGCAGTACCAGTGAACAACATATTAGGTATGTTGCCAGTTTTTATAAACTCACTGAACGTGTCTTTTAATGCTTGTGGTAAAATGGTATCTGCGATAGTCGCAGGACGATATTTCTCAACCCAGAGGAATTCCTCTTTCATTCACTTGCCTCATAATATAATTTATTTTCAGTCTTCTTCAGAATTAGACTGTTCAGTTTCTACCATCTGGATCAAAGCCACACTCTGATCTCTCAACTGACCGATTGTCGCAAGTTCTTCACCACGGAAGCCACCTCGTGCGGCTACGGTGTCAATCACAGCCACTGTGCTTCGGGTGACACGATTCACCAGATCAATCATTTCTTCATTTACATCACTCATATTTACGCTCCATACGTACTAGTTTTTTCCAATGCCACCCAGTATTGGATCTCGGTGTCTCTATTCACAAAATGTGAAATTAGTTTTGATGAAATCGCAACATCATAATCACCATCAATCATCTTCAAGTTAGAGATATTGAACACAAAGTTGAAATCAGGACTATCAAAAGTCCCGTCAACATCAATTGAGAATGCGTTGGATGTTCCATCGTTGTTATCTATAACACTACAACAAACCACATTGTCTTTGACAGACACAGACACCTCACTATGACCTAGGACAGAAGCCGCTCGCTTGATTCGTGATAGTGTCTCACGATCTAAAACAAACTTGACCTCTGCATCTGGCATGATAACATCATTAGAAGGCGATGTCAACATATCGGGATCAGAGAAGAAGTATTTGATCCGTGATCTTCCACTACCATCAGCAATGGTAACATAGTTGTCTTCAAACGCCAGTCGTGGCTGATCTAACAGGCTAATTGTAGAGAGAAACTCATTGAGATCATAGATACCAAACTTCTGAGGGAAGTTAACATCAAGTGAAGTGGTACTCACTACGTTCTTGGCTTCTGATACAGTCTTTACGACATTACCAGAATTGATAACAATGTTTGAGTTTATTGAAGCAAAGTTCTTCAAAATTTCTAGTGTGTTGGCATTAAGTTCCATAATATATTCCTTGCATTTTACTGCGGGTTAATTTACACTTATTATACACTTTTCTGCGGGTAAAGTCAAGCAACCTTTGAAAAGTTTTTGTGCTTGATAAACTCAATCTTACGATCAAATTTATTATCAAGAAGTTCACCTTTGTGTGAGATGATAAACACATTGGTCTCATTGTCTATTGTGTCAAGAATCTTGAGTAGATTCTCAACCCCATCCGCATCGAGAGAACTGTCGAAAGTCTCATCAAGAATCAGTAGGTTGGTGGCGATACTGTTCTTCATCTTAGCAACCTGCCTCCAAGTAAACAAGAGTGCTAAGTCGATGCGTTGTTTTTCACCCTCGGAGAAACTGTCATAGGAGAATGCATCACGGTGCCGTGACCGAATGGTCTCCTTGAATGCCTCGTCTAGATCAAAGTGGACATAGAAGTCCAGCACTTGTAGGTACTGGTTAGTCAACTGATTAATGACAGGCAAATATTGTTTGATGATCTTGGTTTTAATACCGGTGTCTTTTAGCAGTTCAGTAATGACATTGTTGTACTCACGTTGCTCTGCCAATTCTAGTCGTTGGTTGGTGAGATCATCTTTTTTATTCTCTTCGTTTGAAAGAGTATCTCGTGCTTCGGACAGGCTATGTACACCTGTTTCGAGTTCGGATAGGTCACCCTGTAGAGTATTAAGTCGTCGTTGTGTCCAGGTGATCTTTTCTCTGAGGGTGTTGATTTGCGCAATCTTATCGTTCTCGGCGCTAATATCTGATTTAATAATGTTCTTTTCATGTTCTAATTCTCCGACTTTGTTTTCGGCGTCTGCTCTCGCTCGCTCCAGTTCATCCCACTTGTTTTTGGCGTTCTGTACCTTATCCAATCTGAAGGTGGTTTCAATGGTTTGCTGGCAGGTGGGGCAGTCTTCGTTGTCTTCATAGAACTTGATTTCTTTGTGAGATGCTTTCTGCTTAGAGTTAAACTGAAAGACATATTTACCAATCTCAGTGATTTTACTGTCAAGGCCCTTCTGTCGTTCTTGAAGAGCAAGCAGGTGAGCATTGTCAAAATCAGTGACCTGGTCTTGTAGGCGGGCCAACTCTGAATTCTCTTCAGCAATCTGGTCTAACTTTTCTTGTCTGGCAGATTCAGAGATTTTTTTCAAATCACAGAGGTGTTTCTTCTGTGAGTCTATCTTAGTCTGAACCAACTGCAATTCGTGTGTGTTGCCAGAGATAGATTCTTTAAGTATAGAAGTCTTCTCTTTTAGAATGCTATTCATCTTAGAGAACACATTAATGTCCAGAAGATCTTCGATGACTTCTCGCCTCGTGGATGCGGGGAGTTGCATGAAAGGAATAAAACTGCTACTCCCCAGCACCACGATTTGATGAAAAGTCTTGTGATTTAACTTGAGGATGTTCTGCTCAAGAACTTTTTGATACTCTTTGGCATGTGAGTTTTGATTGACCATGGTGTCACCCTGCCATATTTCAAACACAGCAGGCTTCAAACCACGAATCACTTTATAACGCGCACCGGCGACGGTAAACTCAACTTCAACAATACTATTTTTATTGTTGACACTATTCACCAATTGGACCTTATTGATGTTGCGATGCGCTTTTCCAAAGAGAGCAAAAGATAGCGCATCCAGCATAGTGGATTTACCAGAACCATTTTGACCAACCACGAGAGTAGTCGCGGTTTCTTCTAAATTTAGGTTCGTAAAACTGTCGCCGGTGCTTAAAAAGTTTTTGTATTTCAACGAGTGAAATGTTATCATGCAATTTCCATACTCTGTGCTTCAATCATAAGTTCACGTACTTGACTCTTGATACGCTCTTTGTCCAAGTCTGTATCTACAGCATCCACATAAGTATACAACAAATCATCCGTAGAGTCAATGTTTATTTTATCATCATCAACTTGCTTACCCGCAAAGTCTTGGAAGTTCTCTGCAATCTGTAAGCCATGAATCTTACGCATGTTGATCCGATCAATGAACTTCTCAAACTCTTGTGGCTTGGTCTTGTTGATCACAATGACCTTCACAAACTTCTCATCAAGATTTGATACATTGCGAAGTGCCTGTTGTTGTTTGGTATCATCATAGAGAATCTTCTCAAACAAAGTGATAGGATTCTCAACAGGTGTCAGTTCACGAGTTTCGGTGTCCAACACATGGAAATATTTTCTGTCATTGGCATCTGACCAGAAGAATTCCATTTGACTACCAAGATAGTGGATGTTATTCTGAGAACTTTTCGTGTGAAAGTGACCTGACAACACCATATCAAAACGTCTAAACGCATCCGCTGACATGCCATCAGAACATGGTATGCCTTTCTGCATCTCAAAGCCGCTGAGTTCTAGGTGTGCACCAACAACGTCCGCCTTGCACGTATTCAAAAAGAATCGGGTCTTCTCTTCATTCTCCGGATTGATCCAGGGTATGAGAGCGATAGGCATGCCATCATAGTCTACCACTTCGGGCTTCTCAATGATACGAACCTCGTTCATATAGTGACCGAGAAGTTCTTTCAGAGAGTTTAACTTATTGGTGTTTTTGTAGTAAACATCATGATTACCTGGTATGATATCCATATGAATGCCACGATCCCTAAGTACGTCAAGGAAAATACGGCGATTGTGGTTAAGTGCTTTAAAATTGATTGATGTTCTGTTTTCATAGTAGTCACCGAGGTGTAGAATCTTCTTGATCCCTTGTTCTTCAAGATAAGGAAAGAATACATCACGGTAAAACTTCTCTTGATAGTCCATAAAGATCTCAGAACTATTTCGGATGCCCGCATGGGTATCATTCAGGATTGCGACTCGGCTCATGATTGCATAAACTCCGACAGATCAGAATCAGCATGTCTGGCACGCTTCTTCTTGACTTTCTTACTATAGTCTTTAATGTCTTTGTCGTTGTCTTTCACCAAATCAATTCGCTCACGAAGTTCATCAACAAACGCTTGTGTCTGCCGTGAAGCCTGATCATTATCTATCTCTTCTGCTACAACGAGTTCTAAGCCACTTTCGGACAAATATTTTAACTTTATGTCTTGTTGCTTCTTTTCTTTCTCAATGCGGCGTAGGAACGCATACCATGCGATCTGAGTGAAGTATGCGAAGGCATTGGGTTTCCCTGTACGTGTGGCCTTGTCAATGTTATAGTTCTCAATAGCCTTGAGACAATTCTCCACAGCGTCCATCACCATCTCTTCGCGATAAGTATATCTCACAAAGTTGGCCTTGTGTGATAGACCCTCACTGATTTTCAAAAAACATCTCGCGATGTAATCCGTAACCATAGGCTTGGGTTTGTCGGCTTCTTTTGCGGTTCTTGCCATCGTAACATAGTCTACGACCGCTTGTGAGAAATCCGCGTTGTTTACGTAATGTGGTTTTTCTTTAGGTTTCATGTATACCTCTCGCATGTGAATCATTATTATACAACAAAAAGTTTCTCAAGTCAACACTTGACAAATACGGATTTTTGTGTTAAACTAGAGCATCGCTCGCAGAAGAACAGAGTATATACAATTAATGGATAGTATCATCTCTGGGTGGAAATGGTATAACGTTAGTAAGTTTCTTTTCACCGGTGTTATTATCTTTTCTATTTTCTAGAAGCCTCGCCATCGCTTCTGTGATGCGTTGAAGGCCTTCTATCTTATCTCTCTTATAATCTTCCACGCGTTCCTTTGCAATTGTATAACAGTCTCTAATTGCAACATCATATTGATCTACAAGGTAATCACGCGGGCGATTGACTGAAATAATATGATCACTATTAACCATTATGTAATCATTTTCATCTTCTAAAAAATTAATGAATGGTCTAAATGCATACATTCTATCACCACCATCATATTCATAATTAATAATTGTCATGGCATTTCTAATAATTAATTGATTATCATCATCAGATGGCCATTCCATAACTTCACACACGACCTCACTGCCGTTTGATAATTTAAATTGTGCTAGATCTTTTTTTGTCATTCTCTGTCCAAGGAAATGCTTCAGATGAATTTTGTTTATAAATGTCTAACATTGCAAATTTTAAATCAATTGTTTTATTTGCCAGTCTCTTTATATATACTTTCCTAGGGCCCTTTAAATGAGCAAATTTACCAGCAAGTTTACTTCTTTGAAATGCTTCACTTACTTGCCACTGATCACTACCCGCTGATGTTCTTAATGTCTGCGCAGTATAAGATGTTTCGCTTTTCATCATCTGATAGACAGCCTGAAACGTACCTATGTCATGCCATGCTTTTAATTTAAACACTTCATTGCTAAAATACATATGTTCCCAATGACACATAAACGTCTTGCACCACGGGTGTTTTACATTGAAAGCGATCCACCCATTCTCAGAGTTTTTACCTCCACGATCTAAATATGTAAACAGATCATTACCGTGAGGCAAACGATCATTTAGCCACTCCTCATTATAGTCTTCTAGTTGCACGACATCACAGTCCATCCACACCACGTGCGTGACATCTGACTGCATTTTATCCATGATGTGTTCTATAATTGCTTGTGGTTTGTGAGAGAATTTATCCCACCAGTGATCAAAATGATCGATCATTACTTGTGAGTTGGAATCTCTCCAACGTTGCCACTCAATATGTCTGCTACCTTTACCCTCTTCATAATGATAGGGTTGATGTTGCCACGTAGATGTAGCGTCTGCACCAAAATCAGCCCACAACGCCTTGTTCCAACATGTAATAAAGTCTACCTTCATAGTACAACTTTGCTCACTTTGCTGTTGAACTGTTCGCTGTTGTATATTTTTATTCTTTCAACGCTATGTCTTAATGTGAAGTTGGGCTTACCCTGACTCTTTAGATCATCTGCGATGTCATAGAGTTTGGTCGTTCTGCCATCATCTGACAATCGTAGACCTCTACCAATGGACTGTAACACCCTGATTTGCGATTTGCTGGGAGATGCGAAAACAATATTGTGTATGTTCTTAATATTAATACCAGTACTAAAGGTACCAAGACTAGCAAGGGTAATAGAATCTGTTTGCGACTCAATGATAGCACGAACTGCCTCCCTATCTGTTGTTTTTGTTTCACCACTCACATAAAATAATTTTCTTCCTTCGGGTATCTTATCTTCTATCATATCTCGCAGAACTTTGCCATGCTTGTCTACGAGATTGAAGAGTACGAGAGTATTACCGTCAAGACTGAGAGCGAGATTACGTATAAAGTTATTGCGTTTGTTGTGCGATACCAAAAAGTCAATTTCCTCTTGATAAGTGCAACCATGAAGTCTATCTCCATCTTCCTTTAAATGTTGTAAAAGTATAATGTCAATGTCTAGACTGGCAAGTTGCTTTTTCTCCTGGAGTACTGCGGTTGTCGTTACTCTATGGACTGGACCAAACAGACCTTCAAGCACCAGTTTGTGAACCTGAGTGCCATCTAGTGTACCTGTTGTGCCAAATCTATACTCTGCATTGTAGGACTTGTTCATAATAGAGGACAGCGACTTAGATTTAAAGCCGTGTACCTCATCACCAAAAATGCATCCAAAATCTTCAAACCATATAGGGCTTAATTTATAGATGGACTGCCACGTGGTGATGATTATTCGTTTATTTGTTTCTTTAAGTTTACCACTGTATATTTTATGAAACAGTTCCGGGTCAAAACCGTAGTCGGTAAAGTCTTTTGCCATCTGTTCAACCAAAGATGTTGTAGGAACAATGAGCAAAATTTTTCTATCATGATTCTCTAGATACCAACGCATCAGCATGTAGATGATGAGTGACTTACCACTACCCGTAGGTGATATCAGAATAGAACGTTTGAATTTAATTGCATGACATACTGCATCATACTGATAGTCACGAGGCGCGAATGGTAGCCCTATGGTGGAGATCCACTTCATCGTCTCCATGTGATTCACTTTGTTTATTGTGTAGGGCAGACCATAGGGACCATCTTCTACGTGAATGCCATATCCACGCTCCATACAAAACTTCTTGATGCTCCAATAAAGACCCGCGTTGATCTCACCATTGGTGCGATTCAGCATACGAATCTTGCCATCCCAGCGCCGCGCCTTGACCGCTGGCATAAACTTAGCACCAGGTACCTCAAACGTGTAGTACTCAGATAATTCAGACGCCACCGAAGGCTCGCAGTCAGTTAACTGAAGCATTGCGTGATCTTTTAATCTGAATTTAATTTCTTGCAATTAGAACCCTGCCTCAAACTGTTTCCATCTGATGATGTTACCTACAGTTTGATGTCTCCACTTTAGGTTATCAACGATTTCCTTTAGTGTATCTATCACGGTCTTTAAGTATTCAATTTTGGCTTCACTCGCAACAAGTTCTGTATCAGCCTCAACAAAGTGCTCCATGTCACCCTTCAGAATTTTGAGACCATCAAACGGATCTGGATTCCAGCCTTGAGCCGCAATTTCTTCTTGACTCAATTTACCATGGAACCAAAGCCATTTATATTTCATCAGTTCTTTCTGTTTGAACTCGGCGTCTTTGAGTCTCAACTTGGCCTTAGACAACAGGCCAAGATACTTGGCATGAAGTTCAGGTGTTTGTTGACTAGAGATATCTAAAGAGTTAGGATCGATTCGGCAGTCTTTCTGCCACGCATCCAATATTTGTTCTAATGTCATAATGTAAACTCAAGTAAGGTATTACATATTATATCACAAAAATTCGAAGTAATCAAACGAAAAGGATATGGGACAGGTAATAAACGTTTCTTCGTTAGACGCGCTAAACTGGACATCACCTAGCGTGGTAGGGAATGCGTTAACGTACTTGAACTCACGATTCTTGTTGTTTGCACTGGTAAGAATCATGATCTGGATGTCACAGTAGTCCGCTAAACTACCATCTTTAAATGATGACAGTTTGTGCTTGGTCTCTACCATGTTCTCCATCCAAGTATATATCTCTCGGTAAACTTCCATGTTTTCATCAAGCAACACGTCCATTGTAAGAGAAGCAAACTCAATCTGATCACCAATGAATGGTAAGCCAGCAAGTCTAGGTCGCCCTAGTTTTGTCTCGCCAACTTCCATACTGGGATGCTGAACAGATTGAGCCATAAAAGAGAGATATGGAAATCTCTCCTTGTTAATTACGACACGAAAACCTGTCGGTTGTAACAGGTTGGTTTGGCAATAATCTTTCATTTAACACCCTTAGTGAATTACTAAGAGTATTTATACTAAGTGAAAGTATGAATACCCACAATAATTCCTAAAGATGCACCCACACCAACCATTAATTTACCAAAGTCTTTGGCGATAATCGGATATGCTTTTGCAGGCAGTTTGTTTGCAAACGTCTGAATTGCCAGTTCACGACCACTCAGCAGACCAATAAACACCCAAGTCGTTGACATCGGAATGTTGTTGTACTGCTTGAAGTAGAACAGAATGATCAGGTAAATCAGATCAATCAGTGTCGCACTCTTCACGTATTGTGTGCTAGTCTTTTGTCGCACGATCTGTTGGATCTTACCACCCTGTTCTTGGAACATAAACCCAAGACCAGCAACAAACAATGCTGAGATACCGACAAGCAGTTCCGCAGAGATCTCACGAGGCAAGAACACTGCGATGTTTGCCATGTCGTGTGACAACCACGTCCACCACAACCACCCAGTAACGACCCACTGTGCGACTCGCCATTGCGTGTCACTACCACCAAGATCAACCTTGCTCATGTACTTGGTGACGATTGCCCACAATGCGTATGCACTCACTGCGGCAACACCATATCCTGCAAAGGATTTGACTAGCATTTTCTCTAGTACGAATGTTGAGGCGAATGCTGAGAGAACGAGAAACGATGTACTTACGGGTACGCCTATGCGGGTGAGTAGCAGAAGAACTGCGGGTGCGGCCGCATGATACCATTGCGGTTCCAGATAAGGAATTTTATCTAGTCGTCCATACGATATGTCGCCGTACATTCCCCAACCGTACCAGAGCGCAAACACGAGAACTGTACTCGCACCCGCCCAGAGGTATTGCCACTTGACTCGACGATTACTCGCCATCCAAGTACCAAGAGTTTGAATAGAATCGTTCGCAAGAACGGAGTAAGATGCTAGACCGAATCCTAGGATGGTCCAAACAAGAGTCATTGTGTCCATTAGAATGTATACCTTATTTCAGTTTCGAGTTTTTCGCTTTTGTCTTTCAGTTCAAATTTACCTTTGAACACCCAGTTGTTTTGTTTGAACTTGTAACCAGTCTCCATACTGAACTTATTGTCAGTCATGGTGCCTGCTTCAATGTAGAGATTGTTATCTGCCTTATAACCTATACGCAGATGTTCTTGATGGGTGTGACGAACAGTGTTGTCCTCACGTTTGTATTCTATATAGGGATTTGCTAACGCCTTGTGATGGGCATTGATTATCACGAAGAGAAATAGAAATCCAATAATCATTTTCATAGTAACACCTGTTATTGCTTTGTTGTTACTATGTATTTACTGTAAATGACTATTGGATTGTGTTAAGATTGGATCAATTTTATGTGACGTTTGTGTTAATGTTAGACAAAAAAAAGGGAGACTAAAAGTCTCCCCTCAAAATGATCACTAATGTGACTCTTTTTATTGTCAATATTAAGCGAGGATATTATCGACCCTAAAGATCCTGTAATATTGATTTTGACGAGCCGATCCCAGACCTTCGTTCAGTTGAGAACCGCCTTCTGAGTAAGGATTACTTACCATGCCATAACGAGTCTTGAACCCGATACGTGGTTGGAAGTCATTCTCACCAACTGCACGTACCATCTGAAGAGGTACGTAAGGGCAGTAGAATACACCAGCGTCATAAGGATTGGTGCCTTTGTAACCAACAGTTACATAGTCAGCAACCGCATATGGGTCGATGTAAACTTTAGTGCGTCCGTTAAGAACACCAGCAAACGTGTTACCTGTGTCGTCAACATTCAAAGAAGTGTTGAGTGCAGGTGAGTAGTCAAGCATACCAGCGGCAGTTAAGGCAGTCGCAACATCTGAAGAACAGATGATGAAGTTACCCTTACCACGACGAGTTTCTTTAGCAATGACGTTACACTCACGCTCTAATTGAACCAAGAGACCCTTGAACTTCTCAACTGACCAACGACCATCGGCGTCAGTAGCGAGGTCAAAGATACCAGCAGTCTGGATACCAGCCTGTCGTGAACCAATTTTCGCTTGGCTGTTGATAGTTCGGATAACTTCTCGGTTGATTTCAGCAAGAATCTCAGTTGACAAAATGTTTGCCAATTCAGTTTCAGCGTCAAGACCGTGGATTGCCTTAAGATCTTGCGCAAGTTCCAGAGTGTACTCTGCTTTCAATGCGCGTGACTTAGCGACAACGCTGGTCTTATCAATTGAGAAACCCATCTCATGGAAAGTGTTTGCACCAGCACCAGTTCCGAGTGCTTCAGCAGTAGCAGTTGACATGCCAACACCTACGCTAGGTACGAACAAACCTTCTGAGTCAACAAGACTTGAGTCTTGAACGCCAGACGTTGCACCGTCAGCCGCGCCAACCAAACCTGAAGGACCACGAGAGTTGTGTGAACCAGCGTTTGCTTCGTCATGTACACTGTCGCCAGAGTAAGTAGTTTGTGCTTCGTTGAAGAGTGCTTCAGTACCTGCCGCACCACCACCAACTTTAGGCGTCTTGTATTGTGAACGCATAGCGAAGATCAAGCCCGTAGGACCAGTCATAGGCTGTACACCACATACGTCATATGCCATCAAGTTAGGCATTGCACGGCGTACAAGAGCGATTAAGATTGGGTTCCAGTTAGTAGCGGCACCTGTGCCACCGTCGTTTCCGGAAAGACCGTTACCAGCCGCATTAGCCGCAACTTCGTTCATCATACCCTGCTCATAGAGGGCTTTTTCTTGGTTCTCAAGTACCGCGGCAGTTACGCTACGACGATGTGAGTCACTGATTTTACCAGCAGACTCTTCGTTCAGTACTGGAGACCATTTTTCTACTAATCGATCATACGATTCCATAGAGATACTCCTTATTTGTTAGATTTTTTGATTGCTGTAAGGTACTGAGACATAGCAGATGAAACTTCTGCGGTGTCTTCTGACCAATCGTCAATAGTTTCATCAGCGACTTCTTCGGTGATTTCTTTCTTAAAGTAAGACTCTTTAACAGTCTTGACCTTAGCAGTGAAAGATTCTTCATCTTCAAAGTCTAATGATTCTACTAATGACTTTAACTTTTCTACTTGAGTTTCCGCCATGTCACGCGCACTTTCGCGAACGATTGTATCACGTTGAAAGGCTTCTAACTGTTGTGACATTTCAATTGCAGTACCTGTCTGTTCGTTGAGTTTTGCTTCCAACTCTTGAACGGTTTCTGCAAGTTCATCAACTAAGTCAACCTTGGTTTCGGGAACATCAATGTAAGACTCAATAAACAGATCCTTAAGACTGTTCATGAACCCTTCAGCGATTTCAGTGCGGAGACCAGTCTCCACAGCGAGTTTGTTCTCGTCCATCCATTGTTCAACTACGTAGTTGAGATATGAATCAACCTTCTCCACGAGATCAGAACGTGTAGATTCAAGTTCTTCCTCAAGGCGAGATTGATATTCATCTTCTAATCGTAAAACTTCTTCCGAGATTTTAGATTTGATAGCAGTTTCAAAGATAACAGCAGTTTTCGCTTTGAACTCATCTGATAAAGTGGCTTCGCTTTCTACCAATGATTTGAGTTCGTCAGAAAAATCGTAAGATGCTTCCGCAAATTCTTCTTCTTCTTCAGTGATCTCTTCAACACCCATTTGATCCAGAAGAGCCTCAAGGTCTTCTTTCTTCATTGATGCCATCATTTTGTAACCAGCGTTAACCATTGCTGCCTTTGCCTTAGGCGTATTGCCCTGAGGTGCAGGCTCGTCTTTGCCGTCTTTGTCGCCTTTACGCTTAGCCGCTTTCTTTGTAGAAGCAGATGTTGCCGCTACAGATGCTACGCTTTGCGCTTCAGCATTTTTCATATCGTGACCTTCCTCGACTTGGTTGTCCTCATCGTGAAGTTCAAGGTCTAAATTTTCTTCAGACATAATGACTCCTTATTAGTTTGATTTGAGCAACGAGAGGAAATTTTTAAACTCACGAATCTGCGTCTCGTAAAGATGCTTTTTCGGAGCAGTTTTAATTTCTGTCTCCATTTCTTCAATTACTTGAGGTTGGATAATGCCGTTATTCCATACCCACTCTACGCCTTCCATTATGCCATTGACAAATGCGGCTGGAGCGGAGGGATCTTGTACGATATCAACAGTATTTAAAATAAAATCGTCACGTACATAATTGGCACCACCTTTACTCTCAAGACTACCCATACCACGAGTTGACACGCCTAGTTGAACGCCACCTTCGAGAAGACCTTTTACAATCTGACCCATAGGAGTATCCAAAATTTGTGCCTTTCCAACAACATCATTACCCTTCCATTCCAGTTGAGTAATGAGGTGAGAAACTTTATCAAGATTCACAGTAGGACCTTCGGGATGATTTAACTCACCGACTGATCGCTTCTGTGACACTTGCTCGGTAACGTACTTATCTACAGCCTTTTCCATAATAGGACGAGGATAAATACGACCATTTCTATTCTTTTGTTCTGCTTGTGCAAACACACCTTCAATAGCAAACGACTTAGGCTTACCATCTTTGGCTTCTGTGATCACTGTCTCAATGGACTGATCAATATATTCTGCCATCAATTTCATTTACATTTCCTTAGCAAACATGACACCCATCTTTTCAGCCTCTTTCTGGGACTTATAGGTGTCTAATTTATCGCCGTCAATATAAACGGAGAACCCTTTGTTATCTTTATGAATCATTACGGTATGTTTATTAACCTTATTCTGGTAGACATGATCTCCAGCAGGCATCTTTTTTTCTCGTATGTTTTTAAAAGATTTCATAACTATTATTTATACAAAATTAATCTTCAACAGGTTCGTCTGATTCTTCTGGCTCATTATTGTACATTTGACCAGCAATCTTGGCTTTTGCTTGGTCCAACTGCGTCTGAAGACGATCACTAATCATGTCGTCAAACTGACCAGTGGCTTTTGTGAAGTCTTTGGCTGCGATTGCATCAAGAAAATCATTAATATCATTTTTTTCAAGATCAACATCATCGCCAGTAACAGTGCCTACTTCGCCCTGTACTCCCTGATCAATTACTTCAACTTCTGATTGTTGTTCTACTTCACTCATTTTATATCCTCGCTATGTAAGATGTTTTCTTCAAGTTATCATTAAGTTTTCTGCCTGTACTACCAGCAGTTTTGTGTTCTGAAAGCGTTTCGTCCCAGACCTGATCAGCGGCGGCATTCGCAATCGCAGTAACATCGGCTGGTGTAATCGCAACAGCAAGTGCTTCTACCGTAATCAATTCAACAATGTTGGATCTAACCAACGACACCGAAACACCGTTCGCAAATCGAAACGGTGTTTCACCGGCTTCTCTAGTATATAGGTTACCTGTTATAGTCAATGTGTAGGATGTTCCGTTAGGAGTAGGTTGTATTCTCCAACCGTTCTCTAAGAAGAAAGTAGTACCTAGATCCTGACTTTCAGTAATTGGGTCACCACCAACAGCAGTAAATGCCTTTGCCCATACAATAGGAGGAGGCGATTCTGTTGAAAACTGCGACCACTCTTTCCAAGCAGAATACAAATCAGTTTTAACGTTTAACTCTGTGACCCCTTCTGCAACATAAATGTTTCTGTTAGCGCCATCAAATGATACTTTTTGGTTAGGATGACCGCCTGCTGCGGCAGTTTCCCAGTTCCACCAAGAACCATAGTTGAAAACTATACTAGGCATCTTACTGAACGATCTCTTTCCAAGCAATACTAAACATCACTCGTGGATCTGAGAAGTCCTTGATTTGCTCGTGTCCAAAGAAAGTAAATGTAATACGTGATCCTACGAACCCATGAATAACCCCGCCACTACCATATGTGAAAGCAGTAGTGTCTATTGGTTGAGTCAAATTTCTATCAGCATAGAGATATGCCTTAGTCAAACTAACGATCTTGATAAAACACGTTCTTGGAAATGGATTAGTCCCTGTACCAGATACACCATGTAAATGTAATGCACCGTCTGCTACACTTATATTCAATGGGAACGTAGCAGTTTCTGGTTCACGTAAAACCCATCGGTCTGATATCTGAGGTTTATTACCAGCATCAGCAGGATCAATAGTAACAACTGCTGGTCTGGTCATTGTGAATGTTTCTGTTCCAGCAAAAGTGCCTGTGGTTGCCTGAGACAATGTTACTTCTGTGCCACTCACTACCTTTTTAATAGCAGTGTCAGCGGTAATATTTGGTCCTGTGATTGCCGCACCTTCAATTAGTTTAGTGTGTGTTACACTAGTGGCAGTCGGTAGTGCAGTATTCTGAATGTTTTTACTCAGTGTAATTACGTTTCCAACGACTGCTAATACGGTAGTGCCATCGGCAGTGTATGGAGTGTTATCCCCATCAACTGCAATGATGCCACCGCCTACAACAACACCAGAAGCATCGGTTACAGTAAGTTCAGTTCCATATGCCGCTAATTGACCATCAGTTGTTAAAGTAATATCTTGATCGTCTAGTAAAAGTGTAGTGCTGTTACCAACTGCGTCAACTGCCGCACCCACTCCTGCTGTTGCAATGTTGTTTTGAATACCAGTAATAATATGTTCAGCAATACCACCATCATCTGGAGAATTTTTATATGAACCATATTGCAAATTGATGTAACGATCAGTTAAAACATCTGTGAATTGACCATTAAACATATCTTCGAATTCGATTTTCTGTGTATTGCCTGGTTTATTGGTGTCCTCAAAAGAAGTACCAGCAGTAGAAACTTCGAAGTTTGTGCCAGGGATTCTTGCGAAATCGTGCCCAGAGTGAACACTGTTAACACCTACTCTAAAATGAACAATTGCGTTACGACTTGCTCCTTTGCTTGCTGAATCAGGGGTTGCATCGTTATCATAAGCGTATGCGGTGATCTTAGTAGGAATAAAAATACTATGATCAACAGATGTGCCATCGGATAATAATTCTGATGGTGATAAAGTGAACAAAGGTCTAAATCCAATTCCGTCTACGGGCAAGTGACCAGTGGTGTAAACCTTTGGTCTACCCAAACTTTGCAAATTGATATCGACTTCAGTCCACACCGATCCACTATAAGATCTTATATAAACAAAATTAGCATCAGAAGGTCTTGACTCTGTAAGTCCGAGTCGAACTAATCCAGCAGGTAAACTGCCATACCCACCTCCAGTACCACTTCCGTCACCGTATACAGCATGATCTTGCATTTCCGAATCACTTAAATAGCCATTAAAATGACACACAGGAAGTGATGCAGTCTGAGTCATTGGTTCTGTATATGTGTTACCGTGATAGTATTCGTGAATAACTACTCTTCGACCCTGATAAAAGGTGCCAAATCGAATACGACCCGCACCATGCCATTGCACATCAATCCAGTAAATATTGTCTTTTGTTACATCTAAATTTAACTGACTTTTATTTGCCGCTCCAAGACTACCGTTTACTAAATCACCATTGAAGTTAGGAAGTCCGTCAGCAGTATTTGATGAAGCAAGAATATAATCTTTCTTTGTTCCGGAAACTGAAGACCTACGAACAAGATACAATACGCCCGTAGGACCAACTGTAAACATCATACCGTTTTGAGCATCAAACATTCCAAATGATCTTTCGCAACCACTGTTACCGTGATTTGTGATGCTCAAAGGACCTGCCGCCAGAGAATCAACTAACATCGTCCCCATAAACAAATGCGAAGAGCCCGGAATATAGTGATGATATGTATTAGATGTTGCTGCCGCAAAGTCTTGTTCGGTTTTAACTTTTACTTCAATGTATTTGCCTACATTATTGTGTTCAATGGCAGCAGTCCGAATGGATCTTGCTCCTCTGTTTAGATAAGTGAGAGAAAAGTTTTCGTATAGTTCGTCGGGTGATGAATAAACATATTCGCCTAAGTGGGTTGCTCCTGACGTTCTAAGTTTACCAAACGCATCTAACTGAGGGGCACCTTCATCAAAAGTAATTTGTGCGGATCCGTATGCATCGACATCGAGACCGTAATCTGGATTATCATAACCCATAATGTTTTGTGCTGGAATATAAACATCGTATGCTTCAGCGACTGTACCTACGTTGGTTACACCGTCCGGTGCTGTTATTGTTTTACCGACAGCAGGAACTGTATTTTCAAACTTTGCTGATTGATTGTAGTGTACTGCTAAAATACCAGTTCCATCGCCCTTGTCATATACACCGTGAACGTGAACCATACCGAAATCGGCAACGGAATACCTTGATCCAATCTGCCAAGTATGACCAGTGAAAGTACCACCTGCGGTAAATGCTATTTCGGCAGTATGTACCATGTACACACGATCCCCAGTACTCTCCGGTGGTATCCTAGTATATCTCTTTTCGCCTGTCATTTTAGATCCTGTTAAATTCGGTTGTTATCATTCTATTTATACTTCAAACGCATCAAAGTTTCTGTCAACAACTTGTGACAATGGAAACGAATTGTTTGTTGCTGAGATTGTTTGATTCAATTGGTAGATAGGTAGACTACCCACTCTGAATGCTAAGATGTCTACTACTTCGGCCGCTGAAACAGAAAAGGTATATGAAGCATTTACTTTCTCTACCGTGACTGTTTCGCCCGGAGAGTCTATTATATCGGGTAATTTACTAGTCGAAGATGCAACGTCAGTAACATTGATTGCTGATGCCGTGGGTGTGCCGACTACTGTATATGTATCAAAGATTTTAAGATTGCTTCTTTGTGATACTCGAACTTGGTCACCACCTACAAGATTCATCGTCGTGAAATCTGTCGTACCCGTTCTAAGTATTTGTGTTATATTTGCACCACCACCAGTGTCTAACTCGATGTCTGTACTTGTGACTGCTGAAAGAACGTC